CCAACCTTGAATCCCGTTTAATATATTGGTGATTTCATTTGAGTCACGTCTTTTCATCCACTTAATGTCGCTTTGAAAACATATTTGCCAAATCTCTGCAACACAGACCTTATCTCTTTCTACAAGCTCAACATCTCCAACATCAAACGTATTGTTAAAAAATGCTTTTTGATTTTGTATAGGAAGTTCGTACCAGTTTTCAGGAATTTTCTTTTCAAGAAATTCAAGAATAACACCTTCGCGTGGATCCTTTTCTCTGAAATCTTCTTGAAGTGCATTCGCTTGAATCTCACTTTCTCCAGACAAATACAATGGCTCTCCCATAACATAATAGAAGTATGCTTCAGCCCAAATTTGACCTATTTCACAATCCAAATCCTTGAATATATCCTTCTTAATCGGAAACTCTCCAACCTTAACTGGCCAAAAACGTCTATTACCCGTTACATCTCTTAGAAATTCATCTGAATTAGTAGACCCGAAGAACACACACCTTCTTGGGTACCTGTTTGTCCTTCTTCCGTAAGCCTCTCTGTAGATATCATGTGTCTTACTTAAAAACTGCTTAACAGTCTCCGTCTCACTCTTATTCATCGCCGAAAGCTCCCCAACCTCATTAATAAGTGTACCTTGAATAATCTCTGCTGCTTCCTTGCCTTCGAATGAATACAAGCTGTCAGAAAACCACTCCATTCCTAACTTAGATAAAAAAGTACTCTTACCAATACCTTGCTTTCCTGAAAACACGACCATGTAATCGAATTTAACACCCTTATCATCAAATGCCCTTGCAACTGCTGCCGTGAGTGCTTTTTTCATTACATCAGCCGTATATTCACTCTCTTCAGCACCTAGATAATCACTCAACAAGGTAGGAATCCTTTTAATTCCGTCCCATTTATAAGACAATATTCTATCTTTAACACCGTTTTTTCGATTATTAAATCCAACAACCTTTAAACCATTTTCAATCCTGTCTTTGCCTGTAATCCCGAACTCTTTTTCAAGCCTCAAAGCAAGTTGTGCATCGTCTGTATCGCTCCACATTCTATCCCCTTCGCCATTATCCCAAGGAAGAGGGAGACTAACCATACCACGGTTCGCAAATTCATCTATAAAAATCTTGCCTTTAAAATTTGGATCGTGAGTAAGAATTGCAACAACATTCGCTATAGTCTTAGTATTGTTTCCGTTCTTGTCCGTTTCTAATAACTCATACCAACTATTATCATCTTCGCTAACATCATCTTGCTTTTCAGACTGACCTATACTCTCAAAAAAATCACTCGCACTATCTTGCTTTTCCTTTGAAAGCAGCGCCATAACTGAATTATCTTCTTTGGCCAAAGTCTTCATAGCAGTATAAGACGGAAGACGAACAACGAGAGTATCCTCGTCCGCTTCTTCATCTAAATCCGAAAACTTGTGTAATCTTACCAAGTCCCAAGCATTTACCAACTTATTACTGCAAGGATCCGTAGCATGATGTGAGTATAAGAACAAGCCTTCTTGATACACAACAGCACCGCCAACAGTTGAACCATTGTGATAAGTGAATCTACCATCATCTTCCACGTCATAAGCCTCAGGAATGAATTTATCGATAGCAGAATATATGTCATAAGTCTTGCAGAAAGCTCCTACAAGGCCTGTTTTTGTAGTAGGGTCTTGTTGTCTAGTTAAAAGAGTTTTATGTTTTGTGTCCT